CATCGGGCAGTGGCGCGGATGAATGCACCATCACCATTGCGGAAGACGGTGTGGGCGTACCCGGCGCTACAGTATGGATCACAACCGACGCCGCTGGTAACACGGTGGTCGCGGAAGGTAAGCGGACAAACGATTCTGGTCAGGTGACCTTGTTCCTGGACGATGGCAGTGCCTATTACCTTTGGGCACAATGTCCGGCTGGTTTCAAGGATATTCACGGTCAACCCTTTACGGCGGTAGCAGACTAATGGGTAACACATTCTCAACCACGTCGATTAGTGTGGGGCAGGGAACCGCAGTCCATGACCTGTATAAGCAGGTCGCGGATTGGCTTCCGAAGAATGCTCCGGTGCGGGGGTTTATCCACACGGTCAACCGTATCGTGGATGAGATCCGCACGCGGGGTTTCTGGACGTTCTGGCTAACGGAAGCACGGTTCTCTACCACGGCTCCGTACACGACCGGGACGGTTGCGGTAACGAACGCCAGTACAACGGTGACGGGTACGGATACGGTGTGGACCTCGGCAATGGCCGGTCGGCGGATTCGCATCAGCGGCGGGGAAGAATATCTGATTAACTCTGTGGACACCGGGGCGCAGACGTTGGCCCTGAGCATTGCCTATAAGGGGACCACGGATACCGCCGCGACCTATACGATATATGAACCGAATTACACGCTGGCATCGGATTGTGAAAAGGTTATGCGGTTGTGGGATCTGACCGACGAGGAAGAACTGCTTTGCGTGGATGCGGGGTTTGTGCATCAGCGGCGTGCGTTGACTACGTTCCGTGGGTGGACACAGTTTGTGACCAATCTTGGGCGTGACTTCTCGTATGTGCCGAAAATTGTGATTGAACCGTACCCGGATGAATCGCACCAAATCAGCTATCTCTATTACCGGGTCCCCTCGAAAGTAACCTCGATAGACGATAACGTTGATGTGCCTTCCCACCTTGACCCGACGCTTGTGCAGGGGATTTACGCGGCGATACAGCGGCAGAACAAGGCGTCTGACTGGCAGTCGGAATACCTGTCGTTTAAGGAAATGCTTGATGCGGCGTGGATGCGGGACCAGCCCATTATGGGACAGATATTTCGTGTGGGCCGTCAGGACCTGGCGGACATGGGCATCATCTCGGAAGAAACGTATGTAACGTCTGACAGGATAGTGGAACTGAGCTAATGAGTCTTGCAGCGCAACCGTTAGTGAAAGGATTTGCCGGGGAAGACCGCTTGCACGCGGATGACGTGCTTTCGGACAACGTGTCTCCCGATGCGCAGAACTGCGATTACCAGCGGTACACAATCAAGAAGCGCAAGGGCTTTTCGCGGATGCACGGGACCTCGATTAAAGAGGGTGGTCAGCACATCTCGAACTCTAACACGAATGCCTGCATCGTGATTCCGCATATTACCGCATATGATTGGGGTCGGGGGTTTACGGTTAGCATGGGCATCCGGTTCACGTCGTTACCGGCTGTGGATTGCCCCCTGATAGGCAACATGGATTATGGAACCGCAACGGGATGGGAGTTGCGGTATAGCCCGACGTTCAGGCAAATATACTTCCGGTTCTACGATACGACCAGTACATTGCGGGATGTGTGGGCAATTGTGTCTATTGAGGCTGGCAAGAAATACATTATCAGCGGACAGATTTTTTCTGCTGGGGTTCCCCGTTGCGGGGTGGATTATACCATATCATCGAATGGCACGGGTTATACATTAGACCCGAGCAGCAGGGACATTTACATTGGCGCGGCAATGGGGGCCACGCCAGGGAACCAGACGATTGACTTTATAGTAGATGAAGTGCGGTTTTGGACGGATAATTTCGACTGGACCGCCACGAAAGACCGATTGTTTTGGGAACTGAACCAAACGGATCTCATGGACACGGATTTGGTGGGATATTGGCGTCTAAATGAATCCCGCGAATCGGTGTATGACGATCTGTCGATTAACCGGAACCATGCGTATGCGTATGTAGCTGGCCCTAGCCCCACCACGGGCATGGTCCCGTTACAGGAAGACTACGGTACCAGTATCCGATTCGACGGGGCGGACGATTATGCCAGTGCGGCATACAATAGCAATTTCTCCACAATACTGAATACGGGCAAGACCTGGACCATCGAAGGATGGTTACGGTTGGACAACCCGAACCACGGTGCTGTGGCTACGGTGGTGCATATCGGGGATGGCATGGTCGGGGCATCGGCTGTGGGGTATCCGTTCCGCATCTACATCGCGGGTGCAGACCATAGCCTCTACTATTCCTACAGCACGGCAACCACAGACACAGACGTTGCGGTTGACAGCGGATACGACGTGACGCCGGGTAGTCCGGTGCATGTTGCATTGGTTCGAGACGGGACCACTATTCGGTTATACATTAACGGTGAACATTACCACACCACGACCGGGGTTGCGGATGAAGCGGGACCGTCTACCTCCGTTACCAGCGACAACGGCATGTACTTCGGCGCGGAATACAACGATACGGGGTATGTGTCTGGCAAGTACGCGCCGGTGACGTTGGACGAGTGGCGATTGTGGGACGTTGCCCGTAGTGGGGCACAGATCCAGGCATGGCGCGACAGGATTCTAAGTGATACCAAGAATGTGAACCTGAAAGGGTATTGGCGGTTTGACGGGTATGATTTCACGAACGATGAAGTGCAGGGCGGTGCGGATATTACGCTGAAAGCGGACAGTACGCGGCCCTATCCGAGCGAAGGGGTGGTGTATCCGCAGTATCCCCCTCGCCTGTTGATGACGGCTCCCCTGGCGCGGCATTTGAAATATGATGAGGTGAAGACGGGTAAGACGCCGTGGGATCGTGAAATTGTTGTCTGTACCAAGAGCGGAATATTCAGCATTCAGGGGGATGAAGCGACGTTCCTGAAACGTCTGGATGCGGTAGGGGAATCGGCGTTATTCAGTTGGGTGCAATTGGAAGACCGGCTTGTCTTTTGCAACGGTCTGGATGTCAATTACAAGTATGACGGTGCAGAGAAGCCTCAGAGCGTGACCATTGATACGCCGTCAACTTCGCCGTCTGCTGCGGAAGGGGATGCGGGTAACCCCAACGGCACATACAAGTACAGGGTATCGTTTCGGAACAGCCGTGACGGTACAGAATCGCTTGCGTGTGATGAAGTGTCGGTCACGGTGTCCAGTAAGAAAATCAACTTGACATCCATCCCGGTGAGTGCGAATGCGCAGGTGAACCAGCGGCGCATATACAGGACAGTCGCGGGCGGGTCTACGTTCCGCTATCTCGCGGATGTTAACGACAACACTACCACGTCGTATGAAGACAATGTTGCTGACACCTCGATGAACACGAATGAAGTGTTGAACGAGGACCGTGGACACGTTGACCCGCATCGGTTTGTAGAGGTGTATGCAAGCCGGTTGTGGTTTGGCAATTCGAGTTCGTATCCGAGCGGGCTTAGGTATTCGGAAGCGAGCGCGTACACGGACTTCCCGGCGATAAACCTGATCTTGGTAGACCGTGGGGGCGGTGACGAGATTACCGGGTTGAAGTCTGCATATGGCGGGCTGTTGATTTTCAAGGAGCATTCGATCCATTTCCTGACGGGTACGGGCGCGACCACGTTTGATTTGAGGAAGGTGGTAGATGGGTTTGGTTGCGTGAGCGGGCACACGATTAGCAGCGGGCCGGGGGGTATTTACTACCTGAGCCATGACGGGGTGTATCTGTTGGGTCCGAGCATGGACACACAGTTAGTAAGCCGTCATCAGCGTCCGTTGTTTGAGAACTTGGTAAAACAGCGTCAGATATACGCGACGGGTATCTATGACCATAGAGCCGGTCGGTATATCCTGAGTTTTGAGGGGGCCGACTAATGGCGGTGACGTGGGGTATACATTTACCGCTTACCGATGGGCTTGGGAACAACCTGGCAAATGTTGGTACGTATGGCCCATCGGGGAACGCCTATCATTTCGGTTGTAATTGGGTAGTAGACGGCACGCGGGGACTGTGCCTTGAGTTTGACGGTCTGACATCGTATGCGGTAACGCATAGAGTTATCCCCGGCATGGACACTTACACCATTGCCGGGTGGATAAAGATCGCTTCGTTTCCTGAATCTGAATCTACAGTGGCTTGTTTTGCAGCAAAGCTTGTTCTGTCTGTAGTGAATGACGGGTCTCTGAAATGCACCTACTACACTGACACTTACACCATTCAGACGGTTCTATCTGCGGAAAGTTTGATTGCTACAGACACATGGCATCACGTTGCTTTGGTCCGGGACGCTTTATCGGCAACGCTCTACATAGACGGCTCCGTTGTGGGCACTGGCGCATTGGCGCAATCCAACTATGCTTATCATCCTGTTTCTATAGTGTTGGGTTCGAATGGCAAGAATACGTATCCCCTCAACGGCTACATGCAGAACTTCCGGTATTCGCCGGATGTGGCCGAAGCGGCGGATATTGCCGCGCTGTATACCGCAGAGTCTACCACCATCATCCCGCAGACCGCTCTCCAGTCGATTCCCCCCGACCGTAACAACCTGACCCTTGTATTCGACGAAAGCACCGGCGCGTGGTCGAAATACGACGTCGGGTTTGACTTCCTGTCGGGTTACCGGAACAGCCAATACGAATATGCCATTCTCGGGGCGCGGCAAGGGTATGTCCATGAAATAGACGTGGGAGACAACGACGGGGCTTCTGTCAATGAAGGATATGCCACGCTCATCGGGGATGTGGATTCCGGCGGGACAGATAACATCGTAGACAATAGCGCGGCGTTTCAGACGCTTGGAGATGGTCTAGCCGGGTGTCGGGTATTCGCACGGGCCGATGATGAATCCGATTGGCAGGAACGCACCATCATCGGCAATTATGCGACGAAACTCTATGTCGACCGTCCGTTTGTGCCTTCCGTAAATGGCGGATCGTATGTCATTGCCCCGATAGACTTCTATTGGGAATCGCGGTGGATGGACTTGGGCGATCCCGCTGTGCGCAAGCGCATCTATTACCTGCAAGCATGGTTGCAGGAGACAGATACAACCGAAGACATTACCGTTAAGTACAAGACGGAATACGACGAGGATTGGAACGATACCACCCTGAGCACGGATGACGAGTTTGCCAAGATTCTAACCCCGACACGCGGGCGCAAGGTGAAGCTACGCTTTGAACACATCATGCCGAATGAGCCGGTAGAGATTGAATCGTTCCAGTTCATTCACGCGCCCAAGAGGTTCAACTGATGAAGGGTGTAGCGTGGAGACCAGGGCGACCTGACCTTATCCTGCGGGATGTGGTGAACATGCTCCCCGCGTTTGTGGAACTGGCAGGACCGATAGCGGCGAATGAGGAACAGACAATACAACACGGGATGGGACGCAAGCCCATAGGCGCAACCGTCGTGCGGAGCGACGAAGCGTTGAGCGCGGGTGAGGCGATGGGGGTTCAGTTTTCTACAGAACCTACAGACATTAACCTATACCTGAAATTCAGTGTGGCGGTGTCGGACGGCAACACCATCACGCTGGCGGTATGGTAGGAGCAGATATGGGCGTTGATTTCGCAGAAATTCTGGCGGGCGTGACGGGTCTTGGCAATGTAGCCGGTCAAGGCATGAACATTCTTCAGACGATAGAGAATTGGAACCGCTATAATGAGCGGTCCGCCGACCCGTTGTTTGCGCAGTTGCGGAACCAGTTTATCGGGCAGTATAACGATTCCCCCTATGGCCCGTATGGTGACCCGTCTGATTCATTTGGCGGGCTATTCGGTCGGGACACGGCGGGGAATCCGGTCCAGTACGGGGACTGGGCGGCGCGTCAGTACATGGGTATGATGCAGAACAACCCGGCGACCGCGGCGATGAATGTGCTGAATCAGGGTGCGCAGATGCAGTCCCCTGGAATGATGAGCCTGTCGGACTTGCTCAGCGGCAATCCTGGCGCAACCCCTTCTGCACAGACAGCGTATGTGTCTCCCACGACGGCGTTACCGCAGAATCTCTTGAACCCGTTGCCTGATAGACAGGTGGTGCGTGCGCCGTCACAGCCCAATCCTCAACTGAACATGGCGGAACCCCGCGACGCAACGGGGATATGGGATACGCTGAGACGATTCATAGGTGGTAGTGCTGCGGACGGCGGGCAGACCTCGACACCAGCAACGCCAGCTGCGCCGTCTACCCCGGCTCCTGCACGGCCCACGGGGAGAGACACTACCCCGGCTACATCCGGTTCGCGGCTTGTCCGGAGCACGATTGGTATGCCCACTACGCGGACCAAAGAAGCCAGTCCGTTTGCGCAGATTCTAGGCAGCTATGCCACGGGGACATCGTATGTGCCCAAGACTGGGGCGTATCAGTTGCACCAGGGGGAGGCGGTAGTCCCGAAGGCCCAGAACCCGGTAGCGCAGGCACAGCCGCAAGGGACAAGGATGTCTCAGTTCGAGATGGGCACCACTAACCAGTCATCTTCATATCCGCAGGCAAATCCCGTAGGCGCAACTACAGCAGGGGCATCCCCGAATCTGAATACGGCGCGTATGCAGAACATGGGGGCACTTATGGCCCCTCAGAACTTGGCATATCTTCAGGGGGCCAATGCGAACCTGAATCACATCATGCGCAACCCCGAATCGATGGGGG